TCAGCGCCTGCTTGATTGAGACGGACGTCTGCGGGTCGGCGGCGGGGCCGCTGGCGCAGCCCTTCCGGGCGCGGCGCTCTCGCGCGGCGTCAGCGAGCAGGCGAGCGCTTTGCCGCCGGGCGCCCAAATCGCCGGCAAGTCGCCGCGCGCGTATTCGGCGGCGACAAGGCCGCGGAACCATTGCCACTTAGCCGCGTCGGTCGTCGGATCGTCGTGGCCGCCGCCGGCCGCGCCTAAGTCGTAGTGGCGGCAGAAACCCGGCCCAACGCCTCCCTCGGCGAAGCGGCAGGCAATCTGCAAGTGGTGCAGGAGATAGGCGACGATGCGCGCGGCGGCGAGCCACGCCGCGTCGGAAAAGCCGGCGCTTTCCCGGCCGGCGATTTCGAGGCCGACCGAGCGTGAATTGAACGCGCAGACGTGCCAGGCCTTCTTGGCGAGATCGACCATCTGCGTCGCCTCCGCCCCGTCTTCGCGCAGCACGAAGTGGGCGCTGACCTGGGATCGCTTTTGCGCGAACCAGTCGATCGCGCCGGCGTAGGCGCCCTCGGTGTCGTGCACCACGACGAGGTCGACGCGCGCGCCGCCGCGCTCGGAAAAGTTCGGCGAGGCGACCCATTTGAGCAGGGGCAGGCCGAGAGAATCGGTCATGGCTTCACATCCTTTTTGCGAGTTCGAAGAAGAGCCACGCGACGAGAATCGCGAGCGCGATGTCCGGCGGGTGCGCGGTCATGGAAGCGCCTTCAGGGAGGCGGCGAGCGGCGAATTTGCCAGGTTTCGGTCGGCGGCAGGCAGCCGGCGGTTAAGCGGCGAGCGGGGAACCGACGCTCAGGCGGGACGCAAACGTGCCGCCGGCGCGGCGCGATGCACGTTCGCGCCGATCGGCCGTGGTCCGACGTTCCAGGGTTGGCCGCTTTGCGTCGTCGGTGGCGCGGGACTCTGGCCGCCGCGCATCGCCTGCCGCCTGTGGCCTATTGCCGTATTTGCTACTTGCCTTTCGCCGAGATCACGGCGGCGACATCGTCCTTGAAGAGCCGAATCGGTGAGCAAGCCTGGTCGTGGCCGCGATCGAGAAAATACACGTAGGCCGTTCCGTCCGATTGAAGCGATATCGCGACCTCGTCGCCGGGCGCGGATTCGAGCGTGGCGATCGAGAACATGGAGCGTGCGATGGCCGCCTGGGCAGGCGTCAGCGTGACGAAGCTCTGGCCGCCGAAGACGGTCGCGATCTGCTCGGCCTCGGCGACCGTCGTGCACGGCGCGGCGTCTTGAGCGCACGCGGGAGCGGCGGCCGCGAGGGCGAAGAAAAGGCAACAGGCGGTAGGCAGTAGGCAGTCGCGGCGGGATCGCCGCCGGCGAGCGCCGCCCCTCTCTCCCGCCCACTGTCTATCGCCTACCGCCTCTTTCCTCATAGCCGCTGCCCCGCATGCGCGATGTCGCCGCACCCGACCATCATCAGAACCTCGATCGCCGCTCTGCCGACCTCGATCGGGGCGCAGGCCCGATCGCCGTCGACGAATATAGCCGATCCCGAACTGTCGGGAAGCAGGGACTTCGCAGGGCAATCGCCCGGCGGCAGGGACTCCGGCGTGTCGGGCGCCACGACGAAGATTCCGCGCAGGACCTGCCGCTGGTCGGAAGTCGGCGTGACGAAGTCCGCCCCGCCGAGCGCTCTCTCTGTTCGGCCTCGGCCGTCGGAGCGCACGGCCATCGGATCGCGTGCTCGGCGCACGCGAGGGAAGGCATGGCGGGGCCTTTCGGAGAAGTGGGGCGAATAACGTATGGCGCGCTGGGAAGAGTTTTTCCATTCGCTACTGGCGCCTCGCCATTCGCCCCCTCACGGAATCGAAACGGCGCCCTGCACGGCCGTCCGTTGCGCCAGGGTCATGACGGCTTGCGACTGCCAGAGCGCGCAGGACGGGACCGGCGCCGGCGGCGACGGCGCGGGGTTCGGCGCATTGCCGGCGGCGCGCCAAGCCTGGCAGGCTCGCCAGTCGACATTGCCGGGATCGCCGGGGATGGACGCGTCATCCGCGTCGCGGATGACCGCGGCTGATTTGGCTGTCAAGGTGCAGGTCATCGATCAATGCTCCGCGTCGCAGGCGGCGTCGCGGCGAGCGGCCGGGAATCATGGAATGGAGGCCGCGCCGGCCTGTTGCACCAGCGCCGCGACTTGCGCCGCGCTGAAGCCGATCGAAGCCCCGAGCGAAAGCAGCGTCGTCGAGTCGGCGGGAATGGCGTTCGCGCCGTGGGCGAAGAACGCCGAGACGGCGGGATTGTTCAAGGCGGCGATTGCGGCTTGCGCGGCCGTCCATTGCGCGGCGGTCATCACGGCCTGCAACTGCCACAGCGCGCAGGTCGCGACCGGCGTGGGCGGAGCGAGCGCGGGATTGGGCGTGTTCCCCGCGGCGAGCCAAGCCTGGTAGGCTTGCCAGTCGATGTTGCCGGGATCGGCGGGGATGCACGCCCCGTCGGCGTCACGACGAACGCAGGAAGAATTGGCGAGGAGCGTATAGGTCATATTAAAGCTCCGCGCTGAACGCTGCGCCGGCATTGGCCCCGCTCAAGTAACTCGCGTTGCCGGTCGCGGTGGCGTTGCAGAAGAAATGGAATGTGCTCGCGCTGTCGACGCTGAGGCCGTAAGCAGAGGAGTTCGACGCGGTCCACGTCCCGATCAGCGACACTGTCGGCGCGGCGCGCATGGTCGCCGGCAACGTGTAGAAGTTATTGAGATAGTCGCCGGCCGTAGTATACCCTATGACGCCGAGATTATCAACGCCGACAATAACCTGCCAGTAGTACCTTTGGCAGCCCGACAACTCGGCGCTGATCAGTCGGCGCTCGAACGGCGTCGCGACTTGCCCGAGCTCGAGCTGGACCTCGCCGATCGTCCACGTTCCGCTGGTCTGCGCGCCGACCGAGAGAACGATCTCGACGCCCGTCGTCGCGGCCGAGGGGACCGCAATCTGAGCGCTGTATTTCGCCAGCGTCGAATTGACGGTGAACGAGCCGGTCGCGATCTGCGTCTTGGTCGGGCTGGCCAGCGTGCCGAAGGCGTCGGTCGAGTTGGCGTAGTAGGCTGTCCAGTTGACCGTGGTCAGCAGCGAATTGGCGAGCTCGACGGAGAGGGTCGCGGTCTGTCCCGCGAGGTCGAGGCTGTTGGCGGTCTCGATGCGCTGGCCGAAGCCGATCGCGCTGACCGGCGCCGCGCCCGTGAACTGGTAGAGGTATTGATCGGGCGCCGAGCCGGCGATCCGCTTGCCGACGACGTTCGCGCCGGCGCAATAGGCGTAGGAGCGATCGACCGTGTAGGCGAGCGCGGCGCCGGCGACGATCTGCTGGCCGGCGCCCGTGATCGTCCCCGGCGATCCCGACGAAAAGAGCGTCTGCGAATTGTTGACGGTGTACGTGCCCGCGCCGCCCGTTCCCGTCCCAAGCGCGGTGATCGTGGTTCCCGCGGTCATGCCGGTGGCGCTGAGCGCCTGCCCGACGGCGAGCGCCCCGCTTGCGACCGCCGTCACCGTCAGCGTCGTGCCCGAGATATAGCCGGTGACCGACGCCGCGCTCGACGAAATCCCGCGCTGGTCGACGCCAAAAGCGCCGTTGAGGAGGCGATTGCGGAAGCCGGCCATCCGGCCGACCCAGGCGCCGCCGGCGCCGAGCGCTTCATTGTATTGCGCCGAGTTCGCCGGCGGCGCGGGAACGTAGCCTGCCGCGCCGCCAGAGCCGCTGTCGCCGGTCATGGCGACCTGGTTCTGGTCGACGATCGTCCAGGCGTTGGCGCCGTTGCTCTCCAGCGCGATGTAGCCATAGGCCGTCGCGATGACGGCGCTCGTCGCGCCGTCGATCGCATCGGACCCCGCGCGGCTGATTGTGATCGTCTTGCTCGCCGAGCACGCGCCGCTCTCGTCGGCGATAGTGAGCGATTGGCCGGGAGGAAAGGCGCTCGCCGCCGGCAGCGTCACGACGCGCGCCGCGGTCAGCGCCGTGTAGGCGATCAGACGGTCGGTGACGAACGCCGAATAGGCCGCGTCGGCGACGGCGGTGCGCTGGTTGGCGAGGGTCGCGACGCCGGTCGTCGCGTCGAGGGTGATGGCCGTCGTCCAGCTCGATCCGTTCGGCGACACCTTGAAGCTGAAATTGTCGCTGCCGTTGAGGCCCATCTGGGCGCGGCCGGAGAAGCCGTCCTCGAAGATGAGCGAGGCGGTGTCGGCCGGAACGCCGCCCGAGCCGCCCTTGTTGATCGTCAAGTTGAAGTTGCCGGCGCCGTTGAACAGCGCGCTCGCCCCGTAGGCGGAAAGCACGTTGTTGGGGTCGGGCGCCGTGCCGACGCCGACGAGCGAGGCTTGCAGGTTCGGCTTCGGCGCAAGAATCGTCCAGGCGCTCGAACCGTTCGATTCGATCTCGACCCCGCCGTAGGCGGCGTCGATCACGAAGCTCGCCGCGCCGTCGATCAGATCGGAGCCGTTCGGCGAGACCGCGATCGTCTTCGCCGCCGAGCAATTGCCGCTCTCGTCGACGACCATCAACCGCGTGCCGGTCGGATAGGCCGAGGCCGCGCAGAGCGTGACGACGCGCGCGGCGGTCAGCGCGGTGTAAGCGACGAGCCGATCAGTCGTCAGAATGGAATACGCCGCGTCGGCGACGGTGGTGCGCTGACCGACGATCACCCCGGCCGGCAGGTCGCCAAGCGCCAGCGCCCGGAACGCCGGCGCAGCGGCGGAGCCGCTCGACGGGCCGGCGAGAACGGTATTGGCGCTCTCATTGGCGAGCGAGGCCGTCAGGATTCCGCTCGACGTCACCGGCGAGCCGGAAACGTTGAAGATGGGCGGCAGGGAAAGACCGACGCTCGTCACGCCGCCGGAGCCGCCCCCGCCGCCGGCGCCGGGCGCGTCGACGATCGTCCATTTGCCGGCGCCGTTGCTTTGCAGCGCGATGTAGCCATAGGCGCTCGAAATGACCGCGCTCGACGCGCCGTCGATCTTGTCACTGCCCGTTGGGGTCAGCGTGATCGAATTGGCGGCGGAGCAAGACCCGGACTCGTCGAACACGGTCAGGCTGGCGCCGGTGGGAAAGACGCTCGCGGCGGGCAAGGTCACAATCCGCGGCGCTGTGATCGCGGTGAACGCAATGTTGCGGTCGGTCGCGAGCGCCGTGTAGACGGCGTCGGAAACGGCGGTGCGCGTGTTGGCGGCGATCTCGCTCAACTTGGCCGCTGGAAAGCCGCCCGCCGTCGCTCCGTCCTGCACGACGAGCCGGTTGTTGGTCGTGTCGACGACGATCTCGCCGATCGCGCCGGTGAAGGCGGCGACCTGAGCCGCCGTTCCGCGTCGAAGCTGCAATTGTTCGGTCATTACGCTGTCCCGAGATCGAGGGCGCCGAGAACGGCGCCGGGCCCGACCGCGCCGAAATCGTCGGCGAGGGCCGGAGCGAGGTTGACGAAGCCGAGGTCGAGCGGCATCCCGCCGGCGAGTTGCGCGGCGATCGGATCGGCGATTCCCGCGCCGGCGGGCGCGTAGCCGTAAACCTCGCAGTCGGAGAGGCTCTGCACGCCGACGCCGAAGACATTGAAGCTCTGAAACTTGAAGTACAGCGCCGCGCCGACGTAGTTGGCGGGCAGATCGTACGTCGCGACGGCGGCGTCGAGCCGCGCGAACGGCGCTCCGGACGAATGCGGCGCGGGCGTCGTGCCGTAGAGGCCGCGTTGCAATCCCGTGAGATTGTAGGCGTTCGTCCCCGTCAGGGTCGCGCTTTCGTAGGCGAGGAGTTCGCCGTCGACGAGGCAGCGCGTGGCGCCCTGCTGCGCGGACGCCTGCGAAGTCCCCGAGAGGACGCCCGCGCTTTCCGATAGGTTGACGCTCAACGCGTCGCTCGAATCCCCGCCGCTCGCCGCCGGCAGCGGGGCGACGAGAAATCCCTGGCGCAGCGGCTGGGCGATGACGGCGACTTGCGAATAAGCGACGTCGTCGAGCGAGACCCAAACGTAGGCGCCGCCCCAGTTCGGATCGGCGACGCCATTCGAGCCGCCCGACGCGCCGAACCACACCTGCGCCGTTCCGCCGGTGAGCGCCGGCGGTGGTTCATAGATCAACGGCGTGTTGACGGGATCGGCCGGGACGCCCTGATTGGGCAGGAAGCCCGAAGAGCCCGAATTCGGATAGAGGACCGGCGTCGAGACGCCGACCGTCAGCTCTTCCGCCGTGATCGTCAGCAGGCCTTTGTCGTCCTCCTCGATCGAAGTGACGCGGACGGGATAATCGACGAGCCCGAGATTGGCGTCGGTGATCGTCACCACGTCCATCGGATCGATGAGGCCGTATTCCCACGACAGCGTGAAGGTGAAGTGGGCGCGCACGTAGAGCTGACGCTGCAGGATGGCCTGGGCGACGACCGGCCCGATGACGATCTCGTCGCAGATTTCATGCGCCTGGATCGTCGAGCCGACGCGCGGGCCGTAAAGTTCGATCTGCGATTGATCGCGGGCCTCGACCGGAATGGCGCCATACTGATTGGTGCGCGACAGGCATTCGATGCGTTGAATGGTCGGCAACGAGAACGGATCGACGCGCGAGGCCTGGACCGGGTCCTTATTGCCCTTCTCGTCGACGAAATCGAGATCGGTCAGATTGTAGATCGGGGTCAGATCGGGGACGTAAGTCGTTGGGTCGGCGTAGGTGAACGCGATCGAGACGACTTGGCTCTCGTCGCCGCCAGCGAAGAGATAGGTTCCCGCCGGCGAAATTCCGTAGGTTCCCGCCGCCGACGGCGCGCTTGCGCCGACATAGCTCAGCGCGGCGCCGGTGAAGGCGTATTTCACCCCGCCGTCGGCGACGAATTCGGCGGCGCCGCAGACGAGGATCGAGGGCGGCGGCGTCACGCCCGAACCCTCTTCCGCCGGGGTCGGCACGACGGTCTGCACCGTCTTGGCGACATTGCCGGCGCTGATCGCCGCGTCGCCGTAGGGGATGAATTTGAGTTGGCCGCCGCTCCACACCGCGGCGCAGTTGAGGAGCTGCAGCCAGCGCGTCAAAATGCTCGACCCCTGTTCCTGGTCGGTCAGGCACGGGCTGAACGCGACGCCCAGCGCCTTGCAATAGGTTTGCAAGGATGCGTCGCCGCCCGAGCCGAACAGCGTCGCGGCGTCGATGCTGGCGGCCGAGAAGCCCGCGCCATATTGCGGATTGGTCAGGAAATCGTTGATGACCAGCGCCGGATCGGCGTCGACGCCGTTGATCCCGGCGCCGGCGAGAACGCCGACGATCTCGAAATTGTGGTTGCCGATGTCGGCGTTGTCGCCGAGCGCGTAGCTCGCGGCGCAGACGTAGGCCGTGCCCTGATACGCGAGCGCCTCGATCGAATAGTTCGCCTGGAGATAACCCCACGTCGTCTGCGGCGTCGCGCCGTCGAAGAAGGTCAGGCCGAGCTGGGCGAGCGTATAGGTCGACTGGTCGCGCCAGATGACGCCGATGCCGGAGACCGGCCCCTCGCTGAGCGCCATGATCAGGTCGGCGGTGTAGGAGTAGCCGCTCGTCGGCGATTTGAAGAGGCCGCCCTTGCCGCCGCCGCTGCCGTGCGTCTGGAAATTGGCGTACCAGATCACGTTCGCCGCGAGCTTGGTCCGACCCCAGACGATCGGAACCGGCAGCGTGTTGACCGAGGTCTGCAACTGCAGCCCGGTGTAGTCGGGCTTGGTCGACAACGATTTCTGGCGAAACCAGCTCATTGGGCGCTCCGAAGGGGGCAGTAGGCGATAGGCAGTAGGCAGTAGGCAGTAGGCGGTAGAGCCGCTCTTTCTTTACGGCCTGCTGCCTACTGCCTCTCTTCCCCGAAATAGCTCGCGAACCTAGCCTCGTGCAGCCGCGCGGCGACCTCGGCGTTGCGGGCGATCTCTTCCTCGAGCACGACCCGCGCCGGATGAAACGCGTGCACGATTGCCAACGGATCGCTTCGCGTGACGATGCCGCCATGGGAGAAGCAACGGCCGTACTTGAACAGGATCACGTCGCCGGGCAGCGGCGAGGCGACCTCGCGGCTGCGCGCCAGCAGGAAATCGAGATAGCGCTCCTCGCCGCGGTGCAGGTGCCAGTCCTTGACATAGGGGCGCGGATCGAACGGTTCGACCAACTTAAGATCGCAAAACACCCGCACCAGCAGCATCGCGCAATCGCAGCCGACGCCCTTGACGTCGGCCATGTGATGATAGGGCGTGCCGATCCATTCGCGCGCCGCCGCGACGATGGCGGCGCGGGCAGCGGCCTCGCCGGTGGGCGAGCGGCGAATGGCGCATGGCGAATGGGAAGGCGCGGCGACGGTCAAAGCGATATCCTTCATTCGCCATTCGCTCAGTAAGCGATCTGCGGCGGCGGGACGAACGGGAAGCCGCGGAAAGCGGCGAGGTTGCAATGTCTTGAGCAACGGCTGTCGTATTGAGGCGTCGCTCCAAAGGCGCTATGGAGTCTGCCGCCACCCGCTGATCGGGCCGTGGGTGAAAGCCTGTGGCGACGCAGAACGAACATGGCCGTTTGATCGCCGCGGCGGCGAAAGCCGCGTTGTCGCCGATCGGATGCGTGCGTCGCGGACAATCGCGCGTCTGGCTTTCCGATCAGCGCTACTGGGCGATCATGATCGAGTTCCAGCCCAGCGGCTTCTCCAAGGGAACGTATCTCAACGTCGGTGCAAGCTGGTTGTGGTACGAGAGACCAGGCTTGGCGTTTAATGTTGGCTATCGCGTCGCTGGCGCTGATTTTATTCCGTTTGAGAATGCGGCGCAGTTCGGCCGGCTCGTCGAGAAGATGGCGGCTCGCGCGGCGGAGGAAGTCCTAGCTCTGAGAGAGAGATTTCCCTCGATCGCCGCGATCAGCTGGTATCTTTGCGCGAGACAATATACGGATATTCGAATCCGTTATGCCGCCATTGCCGCGGGGCTCAATAGCGAATTCGACCTGTCGCGTCGCTTGTTCCAGCAGATTCAAAATTGCGCCATCAACTTTGATTGGGAGGCGAAAGTGCAGTCCGACGCGGCGGCTCTCGCGGCGCTGCTCGACGATCCCGCTCAATTTCGTTCGGCGGTTCGCCGCATCATCGACGCGCGCCGGGCCCAAGCCCGCCTGCCGTCGCTCGCCGATTGCCTCGAGGGGGTGAAGCCGACTACGGCGCAGTAGCGCCGCTCCGGTCGACCTCGCGTCAATTGCGGTCAGCACGAATCTCGAAGACGATGGCGGTCGCGCCTCCTGGAACTCTGCTCATTAACTCCCGCACTCTCCCGCCCGAAAGCGTGGCACCGCCCGTCTTCAGGTCGTAGATCGCGATGACGTTCTTCTGTGCGTCGTCCCAGAGCGCGACGTCGGTTCTGATCGTGCCCGCTGCGCCATATTTCGCTGTGTCCAGCAGACTGAAGCTCTGCTCGACGCCCTCCGTTCCAATGCCGGGAAGATTGAGCGCGCGCACTGCGTTGGCGAACGCCACATGCAGCGCGGTCCCGTAGAGCGGTCCCACGCCTCGTGGAATACCCGCGTCAACCGCGGCTAGCGTATTCAGCAACAAGTCGGTCGTCTTGTCGATTCGGGGATCGCCAGTGTGAGGCACCTTGGCGATCGCAATTTGGGCGTATTGCCCTCCCGGCTTGATCGGATCGGGATTGGCGTCGCAGAGAACTTGATCGGGTTGAGACGGTTGTCGAAGGGTCACCGAAAACTCGGTGGATTCGTGCAAATCGCTCAAGCCTGCGTCGCTGCCGATCGATGACTCAGTGTCTGATGCCCCCTCGTGTCCCGCTCTCGAACGAAAAGACAAAGCCGGAGCTTCTAGGTCTCCGACCCCGTCGCGCGTCCATTGTCCGCTCGGTCGCCCGTTGCCGGCAGGCACTCGCGGTTGGTCGGGAGAATATTTTTCGGTCCGATCGACCGACGCCGAGTCGAGATCAAGTGCGCGCGATGCTTCGAGTGGCGTCATGCCCGCTCTCATCAATCCATCGGCCATGAACAGCCGATAGGCTGCGTGCTTGGGCTGTTTCAGCGGCCACAGGCCGGTCATGGCCGGGTGCATCGAGGCGAGCGCCGCGTCGCCTTCACTATATTTGACAATCGCTCGCCTGATATAGCTGAACGCGCGGGGTTCGAGCGGTCGTTGGTAGGCGGCGCAAAGCAACGCGCTGACGCGGGCGTCGTCGATTGCCGGCGAGCGGACGCCGCGCTTCGCGGAGGCAAGCCTTGTTCCGGCGCCGAGCACCAGCCAGTCGTCGACGAAGGTCAGTGCGGCATGCAGCGGTGCGCGCGAACCGTGCGCGTCCCATTGCTTGCGCAATTGCTCGAAAAGCATCGCACATCTCACATTCTTGGATGGATCGACCGCGAAGGCGCCGCGCTTGCGCCGATAGGCGTCGTCGAGGACAAAGCGTTGGCGTCGCTCATTGTACCTGCGTGCGTCGACCGCTCTTTCGCGCTCCACGAGGGAAACTGCGGACCGCTCAGTAGGCGATCTGCGGCGGCGGGACGAAGGGGAAGCCGCGGAAGGCGGCGAGGTTGGCGAAGCGCGACGAACAGGTCGCCTGGGTGTGGTCGCAGCCGGCGTAGACGGTGAACGCGTCGCCGGCAGCCGGCGGCGAGGGCAGGGGATAGATCAGGCTGAGCGACGCGCCGACGGCGACGCTCTTCACCGTTGCGCGCAGGTTGGCGTTGACGCCCGAAGCGAACACGATCGAGCCCTGCGCATGGCTCGCCTGCGCGCCGGAAAAAGCGATCAGCGTCGCCGTCGAACCGGCGCCGACCGTTCCGTTCGCCGCATAAGTTCCGCGCGGGACGCCGCAGCCCGAGTCGTAGAGCGTGTGCAGGCAGGTCGGCGAATAGAGGTTGCGCGGCATGTCGTAATCGAGCACGACGAGGTCGGACGCCACGGTGATCGTCGCGCTGGTGCGCCCGACTTGGTCGACCGTCGACACCCGGCCATGAAACAGCGTCACGCCGCCGATCGGCGTCGTCCCCAGCGCCGTCATGAAAACACGGTCGCGCTGCACCGTCGCGCCGTCGAAGGCGCCGTCGCGCAGCGCCTCGAGGAACGGCGCGCCGGCGATCAGGTCGGTCGGCCGCGCGGCGATGACGATCTGCTGCTTGTCGACCTCGAGCCCGACCGAGGCCTTGTATTTGAGCCCCTGCACCAGCGGGCCGTCGGCGCGAAACGTCAGGCCGTTATAGACGACCGGCTGGTCGACATTGGCGTAGGCGAGGACCGTTCCCGTCGCCAGCGTGAACGTAAAACAGTCGGCGAACGCGATTGGCGCGTCGGGGTTGGCGCGCGCGGCGTTGAGGAAGGCGATCAGGGCGGCAGAGGCGGTTTTCATACGGCTCCTCCGGAGGGGCGGCCAGTAGGCAGTAGGCAGTAGGCGGTAGGCGGTAGGCGGTAGGCGGTAGGCAGTAGGCAGTGGCGTCCTACTGCCTATTGCCCACTGCCTACTGCCCTCCTTCCCGTCACGACGTTCGCACCGACCGGAATTTCAGGCTTTGCAACGTCCACAGGTTCTGCATGAACTGCTCGAAATCTTGCGCATCGTCGTCGAAGCGGCATTGGAAGGCATAGGAAAACGACGCGGCGATCAGCGCGCCGTTCGGCGGCGCCGCCGCGAAGACCAAGCTGTTGGGCGTGACGAGCGACCAGCCCGAACTCTGCGCGACGCCGCCGACGGTGACCTGGGAAACGCTCGTCACCCAGCCGACCGGCTCGAGAAATCCCCCAAGCGCGCGCGCGAACATGAAGCTCGTCGTCGATCCGTCGCCGGTGGCGAGATTCTGCGCGGTCGCCACGTTGTCGGTGGGGTCGGCATAGAGGAACGCGCCCCATTGGCCCTGGCATTGCAGGAAGAGCCCCATCAGGCTCTGCAGCGATTCCGCGCCGAGCCCGGGATAGCTCGACGAACTCGAATCCATCCCGTCGAAGGTCAGCTCGAATTGCCAGATCGGATTGACATAGAGCGCGTCGCGCACCTCGCGTCCCGAGACGTGACTGGCGACGATCGTCGCAAAGGTCGGCTTCTTGTGGACGCTCCAGCCCTGGCCGGGAAGCGTGGGGAAGGATGGCGGCGTAGTCATAGGGCGCTCCTGTGGAGCGGCGAGGCGCGAATGGAAGGAGGCACTAGGCAATGGGCAGTAGGCAGTGGCGATTTCTCCGTATTGCCTACTGCCTACTGCCTACCGCCCATCCTCCGCTCACGGCCGCACCGTCTTCAATTTCACCGTTCGGAACGCCCAGAGCAGCGTCATGAAGTTCTCCAGGTCGGCGATGTCCTCGGCGAAGCGGCACAGCCACAGCGCGCCGAAGTCGGCAGAGATCACGACGCCCGATGCGGGCGCCGTGGCGAAAACGATCTGCGGCGCGTATCCCGAGGTCACCGAATAGAGCGAAGCGGAAAGTGCGACGCCGTTCTCGTAAACGGCGGCGACGCCCGACGTTCCCGCGACCGGCTCGGCGGCGGTTCCGTACGAACGCGCCAGCGCAAACGTCGTCGCCGATCCGTCGCCGACGCCGAGGATCTGTCCGTTGACGCTCGAAAGCCCCGGCGGCGCGAGCCAGAACGGCGTCGCCGCGCCGCCCATCTCGGCGAAGAAGCCGGCGACCGCCTGCAATTCGGCGTGCGCCGCGTCGGCGCGCAGGACATCATAGGTCAGCTCGACGTCGTAATAGGCGACAGCGTAGCGCGAGCGGCGCGTCGAGCGGCCCGAGACGTGATCGGCGACGTCGGTGGCGAAGCGCGGCTTGACGTGCGTCGACCAACCGAGCGTCGCCAGCGTCGGGAAGTTCGCGTATGAGCCTGGCGACGGCGCCGGCGAGGGCGCGACGGGGGGCAGCGCCGGCCCGCGGCCGCCAAGCCAATTGCCGGCCGGCCAGTCGCCCGCGTCGCCCCACACATCGGCGCGCAGCGGGAAAGTGGGGAACGGCCGCGCGTCCCAGGCCCACACGCAGGAAAACGCGAACGACGCCATAGGAACGCCGGCGGCCGACGTCGCGTTGTTCCCGTCGACGCACCAATATTCATAGATCGCTTGCAGCGCGAGGGCGGCGATGGTGTCGTCGCGCTGCGGCTCGTAACCGCCGCCGGGAATCGCCTGCCAGATCGACCAATAGGGCGTTGCGCTGTCGCTCGACTTCGGGTCGAAGAAGACGTTGGGCTGGTTGGTCGCCTTGTCACAGGCGGGGAGGCCATATTCGATGAAGCCGATCGATTTCGATTGCGGCGCCCATTCCGTCGCCGGCCCATGCGGCGTCCAGCCCGTCCCGTCGCCGTCGTCGTAGATCGCCTGGTGCGCGTTCAACCACCACCAGCGCAACTGCTTGTTGGCGAGCGCCTGCTGGCCCGGGTAATAGGGGCTACGGGTCTGCGCGAGACGGTCGCCCTCGGGCAACGAGACGACGAGGTCGGAGCCGTTGGGATCGAGCCCGCGGCCGTCGTTGCTCCCGTCGGCGTACCACCAATTGAATTTCTCGCCACCCTCGATGTTGGCCTTGAGATAGGGCAGCGAATAGAGCGTCGGCGCGCCGGAAAGCCCGAGGCCGCTCATCGCCGACGCCGAAGGCGGCCAGGCGCCGGAGGGGGCGGGATTGAGCCAGTTGAGCGCGTCGAGGCCGCCGTCGCCGGTCGTCCAATCGCTGAGCGGCAGATAGTTGTCGAAGCCGACGAGATCCACGTTCGGCGACGCCCACAGCGAATCGAGATGCGGCCACTGGCCGTTGGCGCCCGGATGCTGATAGCCCATCCAGTCCGACCAGTCGGCCGAGTAGGCGATGAGGTTGGTCAGCGTCGAGAGATTCTTGGTCAGGCCTTGGCCGTCGAAAATCGAGCGGACGTCGGCGGCGAGCTGCGCCAGGCCGGCGACGAACGGGTAATCCCACACCGCATGACCGGCGCCGTCGGTCGTCCCCGCCGGCGTCCAGGCCGGCCCGCGGATCGTTTCGAGGCCGCGGAGTTCCGACCCGAGCATGAAGAGGTTGACGCCGCCGGCGATCGTGCACAGCCAGGCGTAATGCAGGATCATCCGCCGATACGCATAATCGGTCGGCGAGCCGGAGTAGGCGACGGTCAGATTGATGGGATCGGGCGTGAACTGCGACGGCGCCGCGGACCCCAAGAAGGCGGCGACCGCGCTCGTCGCCGCCGCGCTGACGTCGGGCGAATGCGTGATGAGGCCGCGCCAGGGATAGCCTGGGGCGGTCATCAGCAGGAACGGGTAGAAGACGACCTTGAAGCCGCGCTCCTTCAAATCGCGGATGCAGCGCACCATGCTCTGGTCGGACGGCGCGCCGCCGTAGACGAAGCTCGCCCCGTTCGTGGGCGGCGCGATCAGGCCGGGTGAATTCTGGTTGAGGCCGGAGACGCGCCACTCGTCCGCCGCGCCGCTCGCTTGCTGAAATTCGCCGCCGATATACGTCGTCGAGGGATAGACTTGGCAGGCGCCGGCCTCGAGCGAATTGGCGAACCACGCGCAGACGATCGAGACGGTTGCGCATTCCGGGTGCGCCGCCTGCAATTGGTCGATCGCGGTGGAATAGTCGGTCTTCGATCCGCCCGGCGCGAAATACGTGTTGATCGGCTGCATCGGGCAGCCGACGCGCCCGCCCTGGTAGGCGACGGCGTCGTAAGCAAATTCGCCCGTCGAGGGGAGAAGGTGAACGCCGAGAACGGTGGGCATGGGCGAGCCTCCGGCGAGCGGCGCGCGGCCGGCGACAGGTAGCAGGCGGTAGGCGGTAGGCGGTAGGCAGCAGGCAGTAGGCAGTAGGCAGTAGGCAGTAGGCAGTAGGCAGTAGGGGCGCTGGCCTTAATGCCTACCGCCTACCGCCTATCGCCCTTCTTCACGTCCCCGCCAGCCGCCTCAGTCCGAGGTGCGCGCCGTGGCGCACCGCCTCGTCGATCGCCTTCATCATCGTTGCGCTGTTGGCCTTCATCCATTGCGCGACCGAGCCGGAATCGACCGCCGAGACGTGAAAATTCGTCGTGGGATGGATATGCACCGCGCCGCTCCGAGTCGCGCCGCTCGCCGGCGCCTCGTCGGACAGCATTTGGCGAAATGCGCCGGCCTCAACGGCGGGCATCACGAGCTCGTTGTGATGCACCAGGGTCAGCATGTCCTGCGGGACCTGCCACATGCCGATGTCGGCCGAGGCGACCGCGCCCGCCATCCCGGCGACCGTCGCCTGCGCCGCCGTCGCCGGGCCGGCGGCGAACGGCCCCATGATGGGGGCGAGAAAGCCGAACACGCCGGCAAAGGCCTCCGCGGCGGAGGACAGGATCGAGCGAACGATGATCGCCGATTGCGTCGCCAACGAAGCCGCCGCGCCCGCCTGTTCGGCGCCGGTGCGCGCGGTCACGCCGGCGGTCGTCGCCGCCGTCTTGGCAGCCTCGGTCGCGATCTGCCGAACGACGGTCTCTTCGCCCCATTCGATGAACTTGATCAGCAGGTCTTCGAGAACGTTCTTGAACGCCGTGCGCCAGTTTTCCGTTCCCGAGAGCAGGCCGTGCAATTGCGAATTGAAGGCTTGCGTGACCGTATTGCCGAACGCCTGGTATTCGCGCTCCTGTTCGTTGACCGCGTTGCGAACCAGCGCCGTCGCCTGGTCCTGGCGGCGCCGCTCGGCGTCGAGCATTTGATCGTCGATGCGTTGCTTTTGCGCGCCCGACTGCTCGCCGAGAGCGGCCTCACGCTGCAACGCCGAAATCTGCGCGGCCAATTCTTCGTCGAGGGCCTGACGCGACAGCGCGACCTTCTGCATCTGGGTGATCTGGTGCTGCCGCGCCTCGTCCGCATAGAGCGCGAGCTTTTGCTTGAGGCCGTCCTCGACCGCCTTGATCTCTTCGGAAATCGCCAGTTTCGCCCGACGGATCGCGTCGGCGGACGCGGCCTCGTCGCTCGTGCGGATCGCCTCGGCGGTTTCCGCATGGGCGGCGGCGAGCGTCTTTTCGAGCGCAGCCGAGGCGCCGAGCGCGGCGTCGAAGGCCTGCAGGCGCGTTGGCGCGAACGCCTCGCCGATCGAGGCGCCGAGCGCGGAATACTGGCCGTTCAGTTGCGCGAACGGCTCGGAAAGGCTCGCCAGCGCGTCCTTGGCGTCGCCGACGCCGGCGACGAGGTCGCCGACCGAAGCGGTGAAGCTGACGGCGATATGGGCGTCGGTCATGGGCGCGCCTCGTTACGGAGTGACGTCAAAGCTTGCCCCGGGGGAACGCGGCTTGCAGCTCGGCGACCGTCGGCTGACGCGCCGGCCACTTAGCGTCGTGATCGGCGGGGCGATATTTCAGCGCGGCGGCGAGAAGCCAGTGCGCCGGCGGATGGACGCGCCACTCCGCCGCCAACGCAAGGTAGCGCGGCGCGGTCAGGCCATCGAGCGCCTGATCCCAGGTCCAGCCGGTGCTGGCGACGACATGGGCGATCAGACGGTCGAAGTCGATTTTCCCGCCTGGGGCGACGCCTCCCGCGTCGCATCCGACGGTTCGACGGCGCGTAGGCCCGCCGCTTTGGCCAGCGCCGGAAACGCCTGGATCAACTCGCTGACCGAGAACGGCAGGTCGAGAAACTCCTCGTAGCCGAGCGCCGGGTCGACGACGGCGATGGCGCGCCAGGTCGCCTCGGCGAGCAAATCGTATTGCGCCTCGCCAAGGCGGGCGACGCTGGCGGCCGAGACGTCGGCGCCGCCGGCCTCGGCGTAGACCTCGAACAACGCCGGCTGAATCGCCTTGATGGCGCGGAACGGCAGATGCGGCAGCGCCCATCGGCGCCCGGCGAGCGCAATCGCAAAGGTTTCCTCGCTCACGCGGCGTCTCCGAAGTTGAGCTGGCACACCTGCCCGGCCGCGTTGGCGAAGCAGGCGAAGTCCAGCTCGGGAACCATGAAGTCCTCGAGCTTGGTGCCGAACGCCAGCTTGTCGGCGACGCAATTGTAGAGCAACACCGAGAACTGCTTGCCGGTGGTTGGGTCGGAGGCGAAGAGATTGGCGGAGAACGTGATCGACGGGCCGATCAGCGCCGAGGCGACCGCGAGGCTCTCGCCGCTCGCCGCCACCGTGTAGGTGTAGGAGATCAGCACCGCCGCGCCCGCGTCGCCCGCGGCGAAAGTGTAGACGCCGTCGGAGACGGAATATTGCCCCGTCGCTGGGTTCGAGGCGACCTGCTTCAAGGGCAGCGCGCTCGCGGCGTAGACGACGCCCTGGTCGGCGACGAAGGTCGTGTGCAGGCTCGTGGTGTAGGCGTAAGGCGAGGACGAGGGCACGCTCGCCGCCTCGCCGAATTGCGTTTGCGTTCCGCCGACGCTCGGCGCGACGCCGAAGAACAGCGAGCCCAACGCCTGCCCGGAAATGCGCGCGAGCTTGGCCTTGCCGGTCATCTTGCGCGCGCCCGAACCGATCGCGACGGGAAAGTTGTACTGGCCGTAGAGCGCCTTGGTCGAGGTCGCGACGCTGAGCGAAATTTCCTGCGCGAGGCCGAAATTGATCGGCGTTCCGCCTTGCGGCGTGCCGATCAGCACGCCGGAGCCGAATACGAACATGGGGAGGTCTCCTGCGGTGGGGGAAGCGTCTTCGAGTCAAAGAAATGCGAAACGGCGCGGCGTTGTCGAGCGCGCGGCCGCGGTGTGAGTTCAGCGGTTCTTCAACGGCGGTCGGCTGGTCCAATCAGTCGGAATTCGACGAGCATGAATTTCATCATCCGCCGGCGCGGCGAATTGCCTGACATCGGCGCGTCGAAATAGTCCTGGAACTGGCGGATCTGGTCGATCGTCCATTCCTTCGGCAGCGTCGCGAAGGCGTCGGGGGTCGAGCCGGCGCGGTAATAGTCCAGCGTCGCCGCGTCGCGCCTCAGCGCGATGTTGACGGTGAGCGCGATCTGCTCGACCGGGCTCATGCCATAGAGCCGATGGGCGCGGACGTTGCGCGGGAGATAGAGCAGCTCGTCCGCGGTAGGCGGACAAATAACATCGGCCCGCCGTGGGCGACATCGCTACTCGGGTTTTGGCAGATGGCGCAATTGCTCGATCGGATCCCAATCCTTCGGGGGGTTGCGGGATCGAGAACGCCAACGCATACCCTCGCTCGCCCACTTCTTGCGCCATTCCTCGTCGGATATGCCGAGATCGTCGTCCGTCACGCCAAACTCGAAATCGCAACAAGGGCAGAACTCGTATGATCCACCTCCGCTCGACGGACGGGGCGGTTCTTTGAGGCCTGGATAACCGCATACTGGACAGACGAAGCGCACAGGTTCACTCATTGTCATCACCTCCACTGTCGCCCGACTGACGATCCCAGTATGAAGGGTTAGTTGGTTTGAAGAATGTTCTCGTGGTCCCGTTTGCATTGTAGGCGCCAAACGTGTTGGATTTTGGGTCGTAAATGCGAATGATCCCACTCTGGTCGACCTTTTGCAAGTAACGCTCTTTGACTGAACGCAAGAAGAATTCATTGGCGAGCCCAGCATATTCTTCCAAGTTTTGCGCGCCGAAGTCGTCGGCGTGTTCTATGTAACGTCTGTCTAGAGTCTCCGGGTCGCCCCACGTGGAGGTCGCAGGCGGCGCAAAAGACATCTCTCCTTGCGGCAAGTCGCGCAGATTGATCCAGCCGCTACCCGGCCCGACCGGCGAGCCGGGGGAAAGCGTGATCATTCGGCCAGTCACCGTATCGAAGTAGTTCTCGCTTTCGCCTTCGTCCTCGGTCTGCGGCTTGGCCGAACCCGTGGCATCGGAGCGCTTCGTTCACGCGCTAGCACTTGCCTTGTCGCGCTACCAGTCTCAGCGCGACAGTCCCCAATGAACAAGCATTCAATCGTCAGCGCGCAGGTCTGGATATATGTTCTCTATTGGAAATATTATGTCGCGCGCGACGTCGCCCATCAAGTCACCGACCGCCTTGTTAAATCTCGATTTCAAGTTCTTGTCGGTGATCTTTTCGACCTCCGCGAACAATTTCACAATTATGTCATCCACGGATTTGCCCAGGGATAAGATCGATTTTGCAACGTCCTTGTCCATCGTCATCCTCTTGAGTCTCTGGAGAAAGTCGCGCTAGTCAATAGTTGTCCCCTGCGGCTCCTAAGCATGCCCGCACGCATCTCCGGTATAGACCCGGCCGATCCGAAGGCGGCCACACACCCTCCGTTTCGGCCAGACACCTTTCGTGGCACGCTTGCCACCCTTCTGGATACGCGACCTTTAGTCCCGCAGCAGTCGCAGCATCGTCCGCTGTAGTCAGGTCAATGTCGAGCCCGCCGGCGTCCGTCATCGTCGTCGCGGCGCCGTTGAACGCGACCTGCACGCCCTGCGGCTGTTTCGATCCCGGCGAGTCGGCGTCGCCATCGGTCGTCCATCGCCCCCATTCGTCACGCGGCTGGTCGGGGTCGAAGTTCCATTTTCCCAGCTCGCCATTCTTCCCGCCCTCCGGCGCCAGCCCCAGGTCGGCGCGCGCCTCGTCGCGCGTCTTGATCCCCGCGCCGACCAGAATGTTCAGCGTCTGCGCCTGCTGCAGCGGGTCGACCACGTCGTCGCCGACCCAGATGAATTCGAGATCGGCCTCGTTCAGGTAGATCCGGACCACATGATCGAGCGCGCCTTTGATCCAGGCTTCTCGCCGCGCAAACCGTTCTTGAGCCGTTTGAAAACGAAAAGCGGCAGCGGTCGCGCTGTCATTGCCTCTTCGCAGAAGATCTCAACGTGGCGGACTTGCTTTCTCCGTGACCATGCGCCTCACTTCCGCCAATGCGGACGCTGTTTCTGACATGTCGCCCTCGGGAATGGTTTTCCATCCCTTGAATGCGGCATAGGCGTACGTGTCTTCCATTCGGCCCCATTGGCGCCTGAATGCTTCCTGCCAAGAAGCGTCGGCGTCGCCGAACTCGTCTACGCTCTTCTCGAGGCGATCGAGAAGTTGCCGAAAGGTTGAGCGTCCCGCGTCAAATTCGTCGAGCGCGGTTCGCATTTCCTCGATTGGCGTTCGCTTCGACTCCATTAGCATCTCCTCAAGGCGCGCCTTTTCTGACGGTTATCACCACGCCCGTGGCAGAATCGACGACAACTGTCACGTTGTTCGTCGCGCTCCAATAGGTGGTTGTTCCGGGCCGGTTGCCGGGGGCTGGTTGGCCGTTGCGGATCGTATCCGCGACAACAGCAGGGGGAATTCCCCGGCCCTGCATTCTGTCCAATGCGTGACCACTATAATCCGTACCGCCGACCGACGCAGGAGAATTCGTGCCCGGCTGAATTTCAATAGGGAGGGATAAGTTTCCTGTCGGAGCAGAGGCAGGAGTGACTGAATCGTCGGAGGTCGCGGCAGATGGCCGTACGAAGGTCCCGCCGCGCGGCAAGTCGCGCAGATTGATCCAGTCCTTTCCCGGCCGCATCAAGGAACCAGGTGGCAACGTAACAATACGCCCAGTGGTGGGATCAAAGTAGGTTCCGCCTTCGACTTCGTCCGCGGTCTCCGGCTTGGGTTCTTCCTCCGGCGGAAGCTGAGCGACGGCCGCCGCTCCGGCCGCGTCGCTCTTCGTCCTTGCCGAGTCATTGAGCGCGACGCGAATTCCTTTCGGCGTCTTTGCGCGGCCTTCACCCGGCCCGACGGCGTCGTCCGCGGTCGCGAACCGTCCGCGCTCGTCGTGATAATGGTTGTACTTGCCGACCGCCGGTTCCGCCTTCCCGCCCTCCGGCGCGAGGCCCAGGTCCGCGCGCGCTTCCTCGCGCGTCTTGATTCCCGCGCCGACGAGAATGTTCAGCGTCTGCGCCTGCTGCAGCGGATCGACCGCGTCGTCGCCGACCCAGACGAATTCGAGATCGGGCTCGTTCAGGTAGACCTGGATGATGTGATCGAGCGCGCCCTTCACCCACGCCTTGAGCGGCACCAGGCCCTCTTGGGTCGCCTGCATGCGCAGGGTCTCCGAGGTGGCGCGGTTGACCTGGCTGACGAAGGCGGAAGCGGGGACCGAGAACGCGTAGCAGATGACCCGCGCCAGCCACTCGTCGTACTGGTCCTTCAGCGGCGGCTGGCGCGCCTCGATCAGGCGGAAATCCGCCGGCATGAATTTCATCATCCGCCGCCGCGCCGAATTGCCTGACATCAGCGCGTCGAAATAATCCTGGAACTGGCGGATCTGGTCGATCGTCCATTCCTTCGGCAGCGTCGCGAAGGCGTCGGGCGTCGAGCCGGCGCGGTAATAGTCGAGCGTCGCCGCGTCGCGCCTCAGCGCGATGTTGACGGTGAGCGCGATCTGCTCGACCGGGCTCATCCCATAGAGCCGATGGGCGCGGACGTTGCGCGGGAGATAGAGCAGCTCGTCGGAAGAGAAGTCCGCCGCGGGGACGCCGTGCAGGATCTGCTGATAGGCCGGGTCGGGCGGCTCGGGCGAGCGGCCGTCCTCGCCGATCAGCGGCGTGATCGTCGCGCCGTCGATGACGTCGAGGCTGTAGAGGGAACCGCCGCGATCGAAGCGCGGATAGAGGGTGGCGGCGTCGATGACCAGCATGTCCTCGACGAGCATGCGCAGCCAGGCGGCGAAGGCGTGGCGCCGGTCGGGGCGGGCGAGGAAGGCGAGGGCTGCCGTGACGCGCGCCTCGGCGTCCTGCGCCGCGGCGGGGTCGCGCGCCCGCACGGCGTAGCTCAAGCCGGCGATCTGGTCCTTGCGGGTTTCGATCACCGCGCGCAGCAGCGGCAGCGCGTCGGCGAGGGCGCGCAGTTCGGCGAAGGCGATGCCGCCGGTCGCGCGCGGGACATAGGAGAGGTTGACGCCGAAGGGGTAGTCGAACTGCCGGCCCTTGACCTCGGGCGGGGCCTGCGGCGCCAACGGCTGCTGCGGCCCGAACCACGTGTCGGGCGAGACGCCGGTGATCGCATAGCGAGCGGCGAGCGCGAGACGCGCGAACAGGCTCGGCGGCAGCGGGGTTTCCAGTCCACCAGAGGGCATGGCGTCTTTTCCTCGCGCAAATGGGTGAAGCGGAACATGCATTTCGGCGGATCGGCGAAGGTCGGCGCTACGCCGCCACCAGTCTGACGCTCACCACCGCCAGGCCTTCGCCGTCGAGATCGCCGGGATCGCGCACGGGGACGCCGACGATCTTGCAGTCGTGCGCCGCGCCGCCGAGCGTCTGCCGGCCGAAGGCGGCGCCGCTGAGGCTCGCGTCACGCGCAGGAGAGCGCGATGAGGGTCGGCCAGTCGCTCAAGACAGCTTGTCCCACGGAAATTGTTGGGAGGCCGGATCGCTCGGCGCGCCTGGCGCCACTCGGCAACTCGATTCGGTGAGAGATACGATCGCGCCGTCGAACTTCGAAATCGACATCTGGATCGGCGCAAGGTCGCCAGGAACGGTGCCCGGCTTCACGACCAAGCTGCCGCGGATTATCCAGACGTTTATCCCATCTTCGGCGATCAGGGGTTGCTGCGCGCCATACTCGGCCTCGCCTTCCCAGTCGATGATCACCATCTTGCCGATCGCCAGCGCTGTGTCGCGGGGGATCAATTGCTGTCCGATTGCCGCGCGAACGGTCATGGACGCGTCACGGGTCGGCTCTTTTGTCGTCGACCGCGGATTCACGAGTGTCGGGTCGATCGCCATCGGAAATCCTCAAGCAGTAGGACTCCACGGCATATTGCCCTACGGTTTCGAGAGGCGGCAAGGGTGCGCCAGGCGACCTCGGCGACGCTCCGTTCCGCTCACGGCGCCACCAACCTGACGCTCACCACCGCCAGACCGCCGCCGTCGAGATCGCCACTGTCGCGCACGGGGACGCCGACGATCTTGCAGTCGTGCGCTGCCGAGCGTCTGGCGGCCGAGCGCGAGATCGGTCAGCGCCGGGGCGAGGGATCGCGGGCGTCGAAATAGAAGAAAAGTTTGAACTCCAACCTGCGACTGGGCGTCGCGAGCGAAGTCCTCTGGTAGTTCTCCGGCCCAAATTCGAGCTGGACGAAGTCCGGGCGGAGCATGGCCGGGCGCGGGCGAAAACTATGAGCCTGGAGCGGCGGGCGGAGATTGCAAGGAAGGTGGTGGCACAGCGTTGGGAAGGGTAAGAAGAGTAGGAGGCGGAGCGTTTGGATTATGGACAACCTTAAATGATTTAATTGTTTGCCATGCGGAATGTGGAAATTTCCATTGGAATTTAACTTCTCCAGGCCCGGTAACACTTATGGGAAAGGCACCAAGCACAAGCGGGAAAGTGTCGAGGTTGTTCACAGAAAGCTTCATATTGCCGGTGATCGATATCGCACCGGCGTCGTCTATCACTCTAAATTTCGGCTCAAACTCTCCGATTAGGTGAAAACTAACTTCTGCAAATACGCCCATAAGCATCATCGCAGGTAGGTTTGTCACATTGACGCCAGAACCGTAAACACCGGCTAAGCTAAATTTGCCAGACACTTCTTGACGAATGTCTTCGCAGATAATTGCGTTGAGGATGGTGGCATACTTCAATGGACGAGTTCCACTATTGGAGATAGAGTCCGCGCCACTGGGGTTATGACTTGCGTCCTGATCGGAGTAGTCAAATATATCGTCTGCGTTCCTCCTGTGGTGACAATTGGATTAGACGTAACCGCGCCGTAACCGGAGTAGGCGTCAAAGTTGCGAGATGGGCTGACTTTCTCTTCGAGCCCGTATGCCGTGATTTCAAATTCGCCGTTCATCGCTTCAATCAGTTCTCCGATTGTCCGAAGCGTCCAGTTTCCGGGTCCCCTGAACTGTTTCGATACCCACCCGGGATCGCGGTTTAGGATGGCGGCAATATCGCTTTGTTTCATTCCCGCACTGCGTCGTTTGCGCCACAAAGAAACGACCGCGTCAAACGCGAGGTCTCTCACTCGCGCAAAACCGTAGTCCCCCCTGTCCGACCCGCGCTTTCTAACGCTTGAGCGTGAAGGCATCATAATTTTCACTCACGTAATCGCCGATGCAATCGGCATGGAAACGGGGCCGTGTTCCGAAGCATTCGGTCCAAGCGCTCTCGGCTTCCGACAGCGCGTCTTTCCAGCCTTGGGAGCCCTTATCTCTGAGAAGCCCGCGTGTAGAAAATTTCAACAAGACCAACGTGTCTTGCTCCGCAAAAGCGCCGATCAGACGCGCTTGGACGTCCGGTTCAGTGACGCGGATTTCCCACATGTCCGCGGGCGGTGGGTCGAGTTCCTTCAGGAATCGAGGTTTACCCCTGTCGTCTGCGAAAATGCGATTGCCGGCCGCCCGTCTAGTCATAGAGCTTTCGATAAAGCCGCGACCGACGAGGAGATTGGCGGCGGAATTCGGATTTTCACGCTCCATCTCTGCGGCCGCAGTCAGATACAAACGTCGCTCCGAAGGGCCTCTGGTTCTGGGGACGAAACGCACGATTTTTCGTTCAGTCTCCAATTGCTGCAGATAATCAGGAATTGATTTATATGTCAACTCGCATTCCCCAAAACGGGCGCGACATTTTCATATCATAATTGCAGAGCTAACAAGCCCAAAAGCGGACGCGCTCACTCCGAAATGCTGTCCACATGAAAAGGGATGACCGCCGACAATTCAAACTGAATCACTTCCGACGTGCTGAGAGAAATTGCGGCTCTCGCTCACGGCGCCACCAGCCGCACGCTCACCACCGCCAGCCCGTCGCCGTCGAGATCGCCGCTGTCGCGCACGGGGACGCCGACGATCTTGCAGTCGTGCGCCGCGCCGCCGAGCGTCTGCCGGCCGAGCGCGAGGTCGCCGCCGCTCGGCGCGAGCGCCGCGTCGATCGCGTCGAGCGCGGCGTTGATCGCGCTCGCGCCGGGCGTCTCGGGATCGCGCGCGTCGAAGTAGAGGAAGAGCTTGGCTTCCAGCGTGCGCCTCGGCGTCGCCGGCGAAGCCCACTGATAGGTCTCCGGCCCGGATTCCAGTTGGAAGAGCGCCGGGCGCAGCGCGGCGGGGACTTCGCTCCACAGCTTCATCTTGCGCGAAGCGAGGCCCCAGGGGTAGGCGGCCGAGACGGCGGCGAACAGGGCGGAAAAGGCGGCTTCGCGGCTCATGCGTCCTCCCAGGCCTCCGTCGGCGTCGCGGCGAGAGCGGCGAGAATTTCGGCGCTCATTTCGTCGAGGCTCGATCGGAGATACGAGCGCTCCGGGATGACCGAGCCGGGGTGCTCGACTTTGGCCGCGAAACGCATCGCGCCGCCGACGAGGAAGGCGAGGGCCTTTCCCTTGACCGGCAG